ACCAGATGCCGAATATGAAACGTAGTGGAAGTCGGTTTCCCAAATTTTGTTCGGGGTGTAATCGACTTTGCCGGACTGTGCGCGTCCAGGCATGAAAAACGATTTGGGTTGCGAACCAAAGTAAGCTTTCTCGATCGCGATAGCGACCTTGTCTTCTTCCAACAGCGAGGATGCGAACAGGTCTTGCGCTTCTTGAACTCGGTAGTCAACAACTGCGGACAGCACGTTTTCCCCACGGCGACCAGTACGAATGTTTGTACCGGATTCGCCACCAAACTCTGCCGGAATTGCACCTTCCAAACGTTCTTGGCGTTCAATACGGTCAAGCGCAATATCGGTTTTGTAGCCAGGGTTAACCTGTTGCAGCTGAAGGTCGCCACCTTTGACAATGCCCAGCTCGCCACGTTTGCCGTCAGCCAACGCAATAATTTCAGGGTTTTCGCCGGGGCGGGCAACCAGATATTCGTCTGGGAAGATGCCTCGCTCAATAGCGATCTCTGTTAATGCTTGCAGACGCGCACGGGTGTAGAACATTCCGAGCATGTCATCGAACTGGCCTCTTGGTGTGTCCAACGTAATGCGTTGCGGGATAATGACAAGCGGAGTATTTGCACGGTTAGGGATACGTTCCAGCTCTAGCACTTCCATGCCAGCACGTTCAGAATGATGCAGATTTGGGTCGTCTTCTGCGCCCAACACACCAATCACAATTTCGTTCTCGCAAACATATTCAAGCAACGTGAACTGCGTGTCTGGTTCAGGTCGGCCAACCCGCAGCGGGCCATCAACCTGTGGACCGTCCGTCTCGATCAGCCACGAGTACGGTTTGCGGTAAGTGAAGATGACATTCTCTGGGACAGGGTTGTCTGGGTCTTCACACGGTGCGGCGTAGGTGTCAAGCGGATTACGCAAATGCCACTTAGGTGCGTTCGTGCGGAAACATGGTTTCACTACAACAGGTGACATCGAGTAGCCAAGCAGATGCCTGGCACGACGACGCAACTTCATGTTCATCCGGTTCTGATCCCACATTGACAACATTGCTTTATGACGCAATGAAGCAAGCTCTTTGGATCGTTCCGAACCTTCCTTCATTGGAGGGAAGTACGGGTTTGGCATTGTGGAAGCCACACGCATTGACATCTGGTCAAGGCCAACAGACAACAAGTTGGCAACAGATGCTTTAGCGTTCTTGTCAAGTTCGTTTAACGGGACAATAATGTCGCCTCGAGCTAGTTCTCTGACCTTCAGCATTTGGTCGTGAACTGGTCCTAGCAACCGGCGGCGATGGTTGTACATCGCTACAATTTCTTCGATAGTCCTCACGCGCACTCCAAAATAGTCGACAGTCTTACGCTAAGGATACCACTAACCGCAGCAGTGATGTTTTAATCCGCCGTCACGCGTCAAGCAAAAAAGAGGGTCGCCACATACGGGGCGGCAATTTTGGTTGCGTCAACTTTGGGGCGTGCAGCAACATAAACCACAACGCCATCGCCAAGTCAGTCCCCTTCTTCTTGTCACGAGTCCACGTTTCCAGCTCTTGCACCAACGCCAACGTTTTCCAATTGCCTGACATTGACGGCAAACGCAACGACCCTGCACGAACAACCGGAGGAATCAATGCTTCCAAACCAAAGTTTTCATCAAGTTTGTTGCGGGACGTGGTGTGCGGAATCACCAAAACTTGTCGTAACGCCTGCCAACGTCGAACAAAATCGTGTGCCAACAAAAACCGTTGAGCTGCGTTAATTTCAACAACAATATGAGACACCGGGTATCCCAAGTCTTCTGCCCGGTCAAGCCATTCGTCAAGAATTCCGGTATATCGGCCAGTGGACATATCGTAACCGAGCAGGTCTTCGGCTGTAAGTTTGGTGCGTTCGATATCGACAACGTGATACAAATCGAGATCGGGCTGGTAGATGGTCCAAATAACCCCCCAAAAGTTTGCTGGTGAAGGGTCAACCGAAATGATTGACACCCACGGCGGTTTCAATCCACGAGTAATGTTTCCTGGGAAACGGTCACGGTCGATGCAGCCGGGGTATTCCACGCCGTCTGATGCGATGCCACCAATGATTTGTGGGCGTTCAACAAGCTGGTAATCCAGATCGATGTCTTCTTGCTGGTAGACAACCCGAAATTTTTGTGGTTGGTTGTATCGAACGAACGAAAGGTCTTTCCACGGCAAACGAACAGGGTCAAGCAACGGTCCTTCCGGCCATGCCGGTGAATCTTTGCGTCGTGACTGTTTGCCGGTGTCCAGCTCTTCGTAATATGCTTTGTAAACAAGGTGATGGTACTTTGGTATCCGTACCGGGTCAGCTAACGCATCTTCAACAGTTGCGTCTTCACCGTCATCTTCTTCAACGTCGTCGTAGGTGACTTTATCTAAACAATGTTTGTACAGGTCGCCGGGTCCGAGCCGCTGGCCGATCACGTTAACTAGCCCACCGGGGTCGCAACGTGCTTCTGCCATCGAATCCCAACGTTCAAGCAACCGGTCACGGGCAACAGATTCCTTAGCGTTCTCTGGTGAAGCAACGTCGTCAAACAAACATAGGTCGGCACGGTGACCAATGAACTCCGAATCGATACCGTACGCAGAAACTGTCGGTTCTTTGTTGTCCAAACCGCCAGGAATGTACTGTTCAACAACGAATTCTTCAGCTCGCCACAACGAACCGGAAGCCAACGGCTTAAAACGGCCATAATCTTGCGCTAAACAGCCTTCCGCATCGATTGCTAGACCTTTTTTGACCTGTTCAGGGTCAACAATTAACGCTGTTGGACGTTCTAATGTTTCTCGGATACGCCGAGAATACATTTTGGCAAGAGTTTGCGAGATCGAGCCGATAAGGACTCGGATCGCACGGTTCCTTACGATACACCAGACTGCTACGTCGTGAAAAAGCGTAGATTTTCCGGCACCCGGAGGGCAATTGAGAACCAAAAATTCTTTTTCTTCGGACTCGAGGTGCTGAACAATTTTGTATGCTGCGTCAACCTGCCACGGTGACGGCACACGACCAAGATAAACACGTCGAAAGTAGTCAAAGTCGTCCCAGCCACGCTTAGCACGTTCCGAAAGACGCTCATAAGGGATAACTGGAGGAAGATCGCCAGCTTCGTCAATCATTGCACGCAGCTCACGTTTCTCTCTACCAGAATTAGCGTTAGCTTTTTTTACCCCAAGGTCAGCTGCGGCTTGGTCAGCTTCAATTTTGCGGCGATTCGCATCCCACTTCTGACCAGTGTTGTAATGGATGCCAGCAATTTTGCATGACTCCTTAATCGAGATGCCTGCCGCACGCGCCTGCCAAAATCTGGCTTTGTCCTCAGAAGGTATGTTGCGTCTACCTGAACGATCAGTCCCTGACATTCACACCATCATACACGGGGAGCGGAGCCGGGAGGAAGGGGATACTCCCAGCCCGCTCAACCCGCATACTGTGGTGTAACACGAATATATCACGCGAATGGTGATAGAGTGCAACTCGAAGGAAGAAAGGGAACATTATGAGTGCAGAAGCTGTCGGCTTCGTGTACAGGTACTCGCCGTACACCGGAGCAACATTCGCCATCCACTTGGCAATAGCAGACACCGTATCCGACCAATTCGACAACCAATTTTGGATGTCCACAAACAACTTGGCGACAAAAACCCGCACAACAAGAAGAACCGTACAAAAAGCCATCGACCAACTCTGCGACGACTTCTTCATCGCAAAAACCCGGTCAGCAACCCAACACCACCCAGCAACCTACAAATTTTTGATGCCGGCTGTGGATATCGTCTACAAAACAGGCTCAGGGGCGCAATCTGTGCATCCAGAGGCGCAATCCACGACATCCAGGGGTGCAACCAGTACGCCCAAACCCAATAGAACCCAAAAACCCAAACACTCTTGCTCACCTGACGGTGAAGCGTTCGAACAATGGTGGCAGCTCTACCCAAAAAAACTGAACAAAGAGAACGCACGCAAAGCCTGGAAAGCCCACACCAAAAAAACGAAACCAGAACACATCATCGAAGCCACCCGCAAACAACTCGCCACCCCAAACACCGCACTCAGCACAGAACCCCAATACATCCCCTACCCAGCCTCTTGGCTAAACTCCGGTGGCTACAACAACGAATACGAAACCAGCAACGAAACACCCCGCCCATACGACCAACCAGCACGCCCACAATGCCCAGCATGCGACTCCACCGGCTGGATCAGCTTCGAAGACGACAAAGGTCGCTACTACGCCACCCAATGCGAGGAATGCCAATGAACGAAAACGAACCCGAAACTAAAACCGGCTACGTCCCAGAAACAGACGGAACCCTCACCTTCGAATACGAAAACGGTCAACCAGTAAAAATGACTTACATCGACAAAACAGGCATCTGCACCTCAAACGCAAAAGACCTAGACCCAACAAACAACCCAGACGCAGCAATCGAAGCACTCAAATCACTTTTCTGGATCATCGACCGCATCGAAGGAGAATCTGATACAATCTAACCACCGGGCCACGCAGCCCGCTCAGGTCGTACCCTCGTAGCACAGGGCGGGACGCAACCCACGGAAACGTGGTCGATCTCTCATGCGTAAACGACGATCCCATAGGAACTCTCGCTAAGGCACGAAAACGAGAGAGGCTCGAACCGGCAACGGCGAAAACAAAACACCAAACGTGAAGCTCCACGACAACGAGCGGGAATCCAGAACAGCGGCACCTGGATGGGGGACAAAAACACCCACGTCACAAACACCCCAACCCAAAAACAACACATATCCAAACCACATAATACAGGTATAGCAGGGGGGTCGCCTCGGCATATCCCCAGTTTGTCCACAGCCTGTGGATAACCATGTGGGTAACCTGTGGAAAACGTGCCGGCGGGTGTGGATAGTGAAACACTGCCACCCGGACGACATCCCCACCCGGAGCAATAAACTCCGGCGGGGTATCCCCACCCGGATAGGTGGCGAACATAAGCAACGCGCCTAGCGGGTGTTGGTGTTGATA